ATTTGACGCATTTGAGCAGCCGCTTCATGGAAGCCCGCAGCCTCCATCTCTTCGGGTGTCATTTTCAGTATTCGCCATGCTTTCTCAAACACACTCATCAAATCACCTCTTCGGTTTTCGCGAGATTGTAATGCATAGGCTTCTTACAAGCCCCGCATCTTTCAAGATAACAGAAGTGAAGCATACCGCAGAAGCGACAACGCGTACCACTACCGATGTTGACAATATCGCGGATGTTGCGCGTCTTCATATTTTGACGCTTCATTACACCTTTGAGTTTGTCGCGCTCATCGGTCTTAACCATTGACTCTTCGGCCTTTTTCCAGCCTTGCTTTTCAAGCCGCTTCAGTTCATTCAAGTCCATGTCGCTCACCCTCATGTGGTGACGACTACAACATATAGATTACCTTGTAACATGTAAGAAGTGATTCCTTCAACTGCCTTACCGTTAGTGTAATCGTCGAGAACTTTCTGAACGCCACCCGCGACACTCGCGCCTGTTTCACACCCTTGTTCGGGTGTAAACTCAAACACCTTAGTATCGGACAAGGTGAATCACCTCACGCTCTTTCGCCTAGAATCCACCAGCGTCCGTCTTGGGTATGTGCGGTGCTTGCTGCACCAAGATTACCATTCCCAAACACTACATACTTGTTGGTTTCATCAATAGATACTGCAAGACTGCCGTCGGTTAGAGTGACCGCACCTTGATTCGGTCCAATCTTGAATAGGTTCTTGTTATCAGCCATCGCGGTCAACGCGGTATCAGTGTCTAAGGTTATTCTTGTAGCCGTAGGAAGTGCATCAACTACTCCAACCCTTGCGCCATTTTCGTCATAAACCGTTTCACCGACATTGAAGTGGATTCGAGCATCAACTGTGTCAACAGTAATGTCTGTGTCTCCAACGGATAAAGGACCGTCGGTTTTGACTCCTGTATCGTACAAACTTGTTACATGCCCGCCCGCCGCAAATACTGCGCGAAGGTGGTCACCGTAGTACACATCTGTACCACCGTCTGTGAATGTTCCCACTACCATGAGCATGTCGCCCATTACATGTGTCCTAATGTTCATTGTGTTACCTGCTGCCATTATTCATCACTCTCAATAATTTCTGCTTCTTCTGCCTCGTTAATAGATTCTTCGGACGGATTCAGATGCGCGTCAATCGCGTCAATCAATTTCCTCTTAGTGGATAGAGAAGAGCCATTGACTCCATTATCCTCCATCCATGTCAGAATATCTCCCTTCTTCCAACCCATATCGGGGATGCCGTCGTTGCCTTTGTCAACGCTCTTAGGACCAAATGTGTGTCCTTCGATTACGAACTCCGGGCCATCGACGGCAACGCGGTTGGCTTCTAGCCATTCGGCAGAAACCTCCCGCGATTGCCCCCAAATCCACCAACCTAAGCGACCCATGTTTGCACCTGTTCGGCGCGGGCCTTTGTAGGTTATAGTAGGCAAAAGAATCACCTCAACCTAGAACTAGAAGTAGTGTCAATGTTTCAGTCGCGCTTGAGTTGTGTGTCAAGACTAGACCGGACTTTGAAACACCACTGTCACCAGCAGTCGCGATTTCGCTGAATGCACCGTGGATAGCAGTAACTTCACCACTTAGGGTAAGTGTTGCTGCTGCGGTTGCACCCGTCCATGTCAACAAAACAAATCTTGGTGGGCGCGCATTGCTACCATCTGTCTGTCTTGCAGCAAATGATGTCAAAGCACCCGGATAAGATGTCAACCATGTTGTATCGTCAATGTCAACGCCTGTGTTCAATGGTAGGTCTAAAACTACCGCTGGTGTACCTGCGCTTGCCGTGTATGTAATTCCTCTATGTTCAACCATTCATCATCACCTCATTGTAAGTCGCGAATGCTACCACTAGCACCGAAGAAAGAACACCATAGTTCTCCCATAGTTCTGTAAAGCCCCTCTTGTCCTAGACGGTTAATCGCGAATGGGTCACCTGTTTCAATACCACTTTCAAAGTATTGTGTTGGAATTGCGGTTTGGAACCACAAGTAATCTGTGTCTAAGTAATAGATACGCGATAGAGTGCTTGCACCCTCGTCCGGCATGTCCTTTGTTGGAATCATTGGTACACCATTGTATGTTGCTACAATGAATCCAGCCTCAAGACCCGGTACACCCTTCACACCGTTGTATGTTGGGGTTACGCGCTTGCTATCCATGAATCTCTGCTGAGATTGTAGTAGTTGCTGAACACGCATTAGTGTGTCATACCCTGTTAGCATAACCTTCGGGTTACCACCACGGGTCCATAGTTGTTGGAATAATCCATCCATTTGATTCAATGACAAGTTTCTGTTAGAACTTGCGACATCGACTTCAGCACTGTGGAATGCTGCACTACCGTCGCGAGTGATAGAATAGATGTCGTGGTCAGTGGTTGCGCTTACATGGCCTGTACCTGTTGTCATCTTATCCGGGTCAGAAGTTAGTCTGTCAAGAGATTCAAAGTCGTTACCGACAGGAGTGTCAACATCTTCAAGAAGCATTCTGTTGATATGCTCCGCGTGATGCTTACCCATTTCCTCTTTTAGAACCTGCCTAACATCACCAAGTCCGTCATCCTTGTCGGATAGGAACATGCTAACTTCGGATAGGTCGAAGGTGTGAGCAACAGTCTTTGGCTTTGCTGCAACATGTAGGAACTCCGGTCTGCTGGTGTCCGGTAGTGTACCGTTCTCAGCAATACCGCCACCCTTAGTGAAGGAAGCGCGCTCGGTTAGGATTCTCCAACCACTTCGCTCCCACGGCTTCTTAGGAAGAATGCTGAACGCGTTGAACTCTTGGTTCAACTGCGACCAAACCTTTCGTCCGTAAATCGCTTGGTATGTTCCAGCGGTAGTTGACATCAAAGGCGCGTCTGCCTTCAGAATGTCACCTGCGCCATATGTGTAGCCTGTTTGGGATGCCCCACCGTAGTAGTATCTCTCCATGTCTTGAACTGTTCGTACATAGTTTCGTGCCATCAGATGTCACCTCCGTTCAACGCTTTGCCAGCAAGTCTGTGAACATCGTCCCATGACATGTTTGCTAGTTCAGCGGTTTCGGGAATAGTTACTGTCGCGCGTCCAGCGGACTTTGCGATAGTTTCAGAAGAGGATGAAACATTGTCAATCCTCTCGTTAAGTGCTAATACTGCTTTCTGCAATTCAACAAGTGGTCCGCGAGAATCGAAGTTCTGCTTCGCGATTGCATCTGCTTCAGCCTTAGATTCTTTTAGGAATCTCTCGGTAAAGTGGTTGTTTAGGTCAGCCTTGAAGTTCTGCTCTTCTGCCGCAGCCTTGAATACTTCATATGCTGCTTCAATTTCGCTAGGTGAAACATTGGATGCATTAAGGTAATCTCCCTTAATGACATTCTTGTTTCCGGTAGGCGCAGAACCAAAGTTTGGTTGCGGCCTCTTGCCGGAGTCGTCTTCACCTGCACCTTCAAGTGAACCCTGTCCTCTCATATCGAAAGCGGATTCGCCCGGTCCATATCCCTTGCTAAAGTGGTCGCGAGCCGCGAGTGGGTCAAAACCAGCACCCTTAGCGGTTTGCTCCAACCAAGCAAGATAGTCTGTTGTTATCATATCGTCTGCTTTGTTTGTCATGTCCTCACCGTACATCATGTCTTCCATCGACTCGTCATCATCTTCTTCTTCTTCGTCGCGTGGAGTTTTCTTAGGTTTATCGAAAGGTCCGGGTTTGCCGTCGTCATCCGGGTCTAATGGACCCAAATCGCCCGCATCCTTCTCTTCCTTATCCTTCTTCTTCTTGGAGTCGTCAACATCCATTGCCGCATCCTTTTCTTCTTTGTCATCCTTATCGTCTAATTTCTTAGATAGACGCTCAAGGACGCTCTGCAATTCACTCATTGTATTCGTCATGGTATCACCATTATCTTCCTTGAGAATACGAAACTGTGCTTCGGGGTTAATCCCTTTCTCACAAATTGTAACCTCATGGAGTTCCATACGACGAATCTCGCGGTAATCTCCGCGAGTTTGGTCGCTCTTATTGACGCGCTCAAAGGCTTGACCGCCTATTGAGAACGACCGAAGGTTGCCCTTTCGGATTTCAGAAGCCACTTCGCGTGCCTTCTCTATGTCGCCTCTTAGTTTGATGACAACAAACATACCTGTGTCATCAACTTCGGACTTCCACATTCTGCCGGATGAGTCCGTGTAAGAAGGAATTACAGTTCCTACCTGTATATTGGAGTGTGCGAGTTGAACATTGCGGAATCCATCTGCTTTCATAAACTTGCCAAAAGCATCTTTCAAAGCACCGCGAGTGATTAAGTCACCCTGCTTGTCAACCATTTCGACAGAAGCGTAACCTGCAACAACAAGGTCATCACCAATACCCTTCAAAATAACAGGGTCGGATGAAATACTCGGTGCTGCGAGAATCGCCATTGCTCTTCGCGACAATTCTCATTGTATATCAAAGGAACTGTTTTCAATCGCGATAACACCACCATCTTCTAATGTAGCAGTTTCGCCTTCAGTGGAACGCAGTCGCTTGGTTCTCTTACCTTTAGCCGGTTTAACTTCGTCATCTCTTCGCGCTTGTGGGTCGAAATCGGGCATGGTGTCGTCGCGAATATTTTCTGTTGGCCCTCGCGGTGACTCAACATCAGCACCCGCGTAATCAAGACCTAGACCTTGAACGCCTGTGCTTGTGATTTTCTCTTTAGCAAGATGTTCTAATCCGCGCTCAACTAATTCAAGTCCACGCTTAATAACTTCTTCTTCATCCTCAAGAACCTTCTTTGGTTTTTTGGAATGACCTGCTGGTGGTTCGGGGTCAACTTCATCATATTCCGGCTCATCTTCGGGTTTCTCTTTCAACAACCAAGCGGCTTTCAACTCCCAATATGGCTCTTGGTCGTGCGCTAACTTGACAAGATATTCATTGCCCCATACAGAAGATTGCGGTTCAACCATCCATACACCTTCTTCTTTGCGCGTTTTACAGATTACTTCATCATCAAACGCAGGGAATAGAATAGTGATTTTGCCCTTCTTCATATTGACTTGTTGAGGAACATGGTGGTCGCCGGACATGATTGCTAATGTTTCAACACTATCAGCAGCAAGTGGCTCATTGTCTGTTATCTTCGCTGAACGCACTCTATACACAGGGTTGTCACCTTTAGATGCACTAACTCCTGTGCATCGGATAGTGGCGAAGTCACCGACTTTCAAACCGCGTGGACCCTTCGCGCTACCTACATTCATGTAATGTTCATCACCAACTTGTTGTGCGCGCTTACCATAATTTTCGGGGAACATCAGTGGGCCAACACCGACTGAGTAGTTCTTACCGTTGCGCGATAGAATCACTACATCAACCATTTTCTCTTTACTGAGCAACACCCACTTCGGGTGTCGCGGTTCACCTTTCATGTATGTAGCGTTAGCATCGCGCAAAAGAATATCCATGTTGTTTTCATTCCTCAATCCATCAACTGCAACCTTCAAACCTTCATCATCACTACGCTTAGTGTTGATAGGTTCGGGCATCTTGATATGTTCACTCGACTCATACTGAGCGCGTAGGTGTCTGATTCTATCTTTGGTCGGCATATTGTGTGTATCTTCATCAGCCGTCTTCAGTAAATCAATAACTGTCATTATTCCATCATGAAGAATCGCGTGTACCGTGAAGTCTTTCTCGTACACTTTCTCCACTTCCGCCAAAATATCATCATCTAATTTCACTTCTCCTTCTGTGCTGTAAGCACTCAGTTTTTTACCTTTTTTAGTTGCGATGACATGTTCACCTTGAGGGTATAGACTAATCACCCAATCTCCTGTAAATCCGCGCAAATGCTGCATGTCTTCTAAATCGAAGATGCGATGCATGAACTTGACAGGTTGTGGTTTACCGTCATCTTTCATGATGAGTGTATCATCTAACGCTAAGTCAATATCAGAATAATGGAATAGGCTTTCATCGTTAACATTGACACCACCTTGTTCAGCAGCACCCATTGCTCTATTCGCGCTTTGACCTATACGCATGTTAGGGTTTGGTTCACTTTCAAAGTTAGTATATTGAACAGTGTTATTTGGATTAGTAGCATCAAGTGGTTTCAAGTTAGGGTTAAGATGAATCATGGCATTCCTCGGCATGTATGCCTTCATAGCCTTCGGTGGTGTGTTGTATGTATGCGCGTCATCATCTTCTAAGTACAAGTTACCGTCTGCTAATGCTTCGGTGTTAATGACGAATGGTGGTTTGATTACAGTACCATAGTGGAACTTCTTATCGCGACTTGTGTAAAGCGGCATTGGTTGAGCATTATTGAAATCCATACCTCCCATTGACTTATCTTCATCTTCACCACCCAACTTGGTTTTCATCGCAGTTGTTGTAGGACTAGCGAGCGTAAGACCAATCTTTTTCCATTGGTTAGGTTTGTTGAAGTTCATTGATTTGTTTGGTTTCGATTGCAGCCATGCGGTTTTGCTGAAGTAAGGCGTGTTTTGTAATGATACATCACTACCCATTCTTGTTTCCTCTAGTCCATGCTTCAGCATTTGAAAAATAATCTCGCGCTCTTTACCCATACTGATTGGTTTGCCCTTCTTTGTTGTGACCGAAGGACCACCGTGTAACAATCCAAACTCTCGACCGTCATGGTATGTGCCACCGTCATTGTGCATGAAATTGCCTTGTCTGTGCCTTAATCTAATCATATCGTGGGTTGCTTTTCTATCTTTGATAGGCTTTCTATCAACCGCGCTATGTGGATAATATCGTGCAGCGAAAGCGTCTTCAAAACTAATGCCTTGCTCACTCGCCGCCTCCTTGACATTACTCATTACTTCATCGAATATTCTTTTATCTTCCGAAGTCATGTGTTCATTGCTTTCTGCTAGTTTAGATAACATCGCGTGACCTTTAGGTTGCACTCCACCGAAATGACTATGTTTCATTTCTCTCGCGACACTTGTGTTTTGCTGATGTGTTTTACGCTGAGTTTTCAAATGCATCAAATCTTGCACCTGTTCATTATCTAAGTCAAAAGACAATCTTTTACCACCGATTCTGATATTCTCTTTTCCACTAAACAATAGACCTCTTTGTCTAGGTGATAGCGCGCAGATATATTCAGCCATCCTTGCAGTATATGCGGTAGCATCCCACGCGTTATCTCCCTCAAATACACCGGGGTACACTTTTTCAATAACAGGTTGCAAAGCGTCAAACACTTTTTTCACCGCGTTGTGTGTATCAGCCGCATTGTTTAGACGCTTTTCGTGATAATTGAGTGACATAGGACCGCCTTCGTGAACTTCGCGTAACCCCATTAACTTCTTCTCTAACATCTCCTGTTGCATCTCATTGCCACTAATTTTAGCCATCACCACCATTTGACTCAAATGTGCTTCATCCAAAGAAGATATGTAACTAGGGCTTGGACCTATGACTAATGGTTGAACCTGTGTAGTACCGTCTTCATCTTCGTATTTGTGATAAGCAACTATTTTGCCGTGTTCGGCTTGTTGACCTCCATCCATGCCTAACAATTTGCGTAACTCATCTTCGCGCAAACCTTTTTCTCTAGCGGTTGTCGCTTCTTGAAACGCTTGGTCTTTGTTTTTCAATTCTTGCAGCAACCTGCCTCTAGTCGCTATGCCATTCTCTTGACCGACTAAAGCGACGGGTGGTGAATACGGAATATCTTTTCTCAAGAAGTCATGGAAGTTTCGTTTGTATTCTTCATAATCTTGCGCGTCATAGATAGCATACTTTGTGTCCGGTGTCTGCGTCGCGCCACTCAACACTTCTTCTCTCAAATCCCTAC